GTTTCCTAATGAGAGTACCTTCACTTGCAATATTTTGAATGTGAGGTTGCGCATAAAGAGTTTGTAAAGCGGCTTCCAATTCTCCATAAAGAGGTGTGCCACCTCGAGCTTCTCTGACTCCATCGCCTCCTAGATGCACTCCGGCAATGTAAGATTTCATATCATCTGTAACAATGGGTGACAGGCACATACCATCACAATTGCCTTCAGCTATGTATTGGAGACCTCGAAAATCAACCCTCTTGCCATTTATAATATGATTGTTTGTAGTGGTACATGATCGAATCCCAGTAACAGGTTTTATTTCCAAAACTCCATCCCTGTTTCTATAAAACATATGACCAGTGCGCTCAACCATGGGTGTACGGTCTACAAATGTATTTAAAATGTTCTTTGCGTCACCAGAGTTATATAAATATGCAACAACTAAATCATGATTTGCTACGCGCACAAAGTCGACTGATGATATGAGACACTCGAAAGTGGCATTGCCACATTTTCCGTCTACATTCGCCTTTCGAGTAAACTTATACTTTGTGGTTTCGTTTACCATGAAATGATGAGGAAGCAATATAAATCCAGACTTCAACATTAATCCATTGGTAACATGACTCCCTCTCCTCACATGCATGAGATTGCGCGCAATAAGATTTGCAACTTCACCAGACCTCCTACTCACTTGCACAGGAACTGCATCCTTAATTCGATCTTCAAACTTGGGCTTAAATGCTTGCGCACTAGTTTGAGCATCAAGTTCTCTAATTTCTGCTGGCGTAGGATTAAGAGTGGACTGTTGTTTTATCATAGTATTAGCACTAGCATTAACAATTGTGTCATACAAATGCGGTACTCCTACATATGTCATATAACTCGTAACAGCACTAGGAATAATCATGTCACGAACAACGCTGGGATACACGCTTTTAATATTAGTCCATGTATGTCTGAGTGCTTCATCAGCATGGTCATTACCATTCATTACATTCATGTATGACTTATAACCAGCACATCCTAGTACACACACCGTACTCGCCTTAGGCCAAATGAGTGAGGCTGATATAAGACTAATAATCTGCACTCTAGGTCGTTGAAATTGTTCAATTGTATCCCGTGCACACCTTTTAACTGTATTCCTAAATTTACGCCACCTCAAATAAAAATCCATATCGTATCTCATAAGTGGAAACGTAATATAAGGATATACAATATCTTCACACCACTTATTATATGCAAACTTAAATACAGATCTAACAGGACGTTCTGGATCTAAAACACAATTTTTTGCAGTATAGGATACCACACGTGAGCACACATTCTCAGGTAAGATATATGTACTCGCAGCGCTTATAGGCAAAGCAATAGGCAAGGGAAGATAATAAAATGGCACTGC